CCAGCTCTTATTCTCATTAACTTATGCCCTGATGAATTATAAATATATGTATCATCTGTTCCAAATTTAAGACTTCCACTAATTTCTAAACTTTCGTCAGGGTCAGATACACCAATCCCGACGTTGCCTGAAGTATCTGCTGTAAATGGTGTATTCTCAACACTGCCTAAGGCATCATTTAAATTCCGTATTTGGAATACATCGTCAGATACTTTTATATCCCAATTTCTTGCACCACTTGTGCCGCCTGTATCAGATAAAATTAATCTTGCTTGTGTCCCCCCACTTGCTCTTATATCAGATTGACCGCTACTTACAACATCTAATTCATAGCTTGGGTCATCAGTCCCAATTCCGACCCGTGTTGTAGAGATTGATAATGCTGATGCTGTATCTGCACTATCTTGTATATAATATGCAGTTTCATCTGCACCCATAGTGTCGTTGGTTATTCTTAATAATTTTAAATATGTTGATGCAATCGAGTTGCCTGTTAATGTTGCCATTTTATATCCTTTCCATGATATTTATTAGTACGGCTTTCCGTACGGTTAATCAATGTAATTCCATTTACGATCTTCATCTTCCCATTTGGTAAGAATCGTATTCCAAGTAGTTGCAGTATATTCTTTAGCGAGATCACCGATAAAGGTTGATGTTTCACCTACCATATCAGCCATTGCCAAACGAAAAGCATCTGTAATCGAAGCCGACACACCCGCCTGATCTTCAGCCCATGCCTTCAGCATCTTATTGAGACCACCGGAAAACCCGAGAGACTCAAGACCTTTTCTCATTGCATCATTAAAACTTCGGTTTGTATTCACACCCGCAATATCGCAAAAATATTCTTTTAATTGTTCGTTTCTCATTTTCTCTCCAAGAGAGGGGCGGAGTTACCCGCCCCAATTTGTTTAGCTTTAAGCACTTACGTCGTGTAAAATATATACTCCGTAAGAGTCTTTTACTTCGCCAGCTTTCCAGAAACCTGTTGCCACGTATTCTGTCAAACGGTTAGAAGCGTTGCGTTCCGGTTCTACTCGGTACAAGCCCTCAGGCCCCACTACGAGACCAATAGCCCCAGCAGAGAACATACCAGAAGCACTATCGCCCTCGGAAGCCACATCATCACTTATTTCATTAGAGAAATAAATGTTGATTGATCCAAGTGTGTCCACAAATCCCCGGGACATAAAGGCTTGACCTTCTGAACCCAAGAGGCTATGAGGAACTGCGTTAGACCCGGTGTTTCCGCCCTGTATTAACAGAGAACGCAAACCTTTTGCACCCCAAATTCCCTGATCAGACATGATCAAATTGTAGGGAGCAGGAGCACCGGCGGCACGTAACTGTCTCATCCCACCAAAAACGTGATCGAGACTCAAGGCTGTACCAGCAGTGGATTCGGTTTGTGAAAACCCAGAGAATAGACCAACACCATCGGAATCAAGTTTTGCTCCGACTGCGTTACCTAAAATATCTCCGGTGTTGCCTGACAAGTCATCGGCTGAACCCATGACCGAAAGGTCTGTTAAATCAGCACGGATAACGTGCTCTATTACTGTCAATGAACGAGCCGCACTCGTAATTGACTGGACGGTTGAATGATCCGTCCCTTCGGCTGTTTCAGCAACGCTTGAACTGTTTACTTTTGTGTAATCAGCCCATTGAGCCGTAATCGAACCCATAGGGGCTTGTTTTACGGAAATCAATGGATACATAACGTTTACCTCATTAAACGCTATAACGGAATCCGCTATAACCTTATCTAATGATCCAGCCGCAACTGAAGTGGTTGTTGTTGCCATGATTAAATCCTAATTAATCCTACAGACTAAACAGGCACACCCTGCCTGATGAGATTGATTGATTCTATTATCTCCAACGCCGGAAAAGAACTTGAGTTGATCGGGTTTTTTACCGCTTTGAACACGGTTTGCCCTTTCTTCAAGCTCATCAATAACATAATCGTAGTTCACTTTTTCACCTCGGATTTCTCCCGAAACATCACCGTCCGGCAATATTGTTTCGTTCAATTCTCCTTTGGGATCGAGATCAACTCCAAATGGCTTGTATTTAGTAGCCAAGCGTTATTCCTTTGTTCTTTTTATTCTCCTTCTTATAGCTTGCTGGGTCTTTTTGTGCCCATTCAACCAATGACGCAAATCCACCCATTTTACTTGGTGAACTATTATCAACTGAAGGAGATTTATGAGAATATTCTTCAACCAAGTCCTCTAATACGTCTAAAGGATGGTTTTGAAATTTTTCTTTTTTACTTTCCGGGAGTTTTTCAATGAGTGTTGCTCTCCGGGAAGTCTCATAAGTTTCCAGTCTTTCTTTAAACGGTTTAAATTGCTCAACTTGGTTTTGAAGTTCGGTAATCAGTTCATCCTTCTTACCTTCCTTTGCAAGTTGATCTTGTCGCCGTTTATCTTCTTTTGCTGTTAGGTCGGCTAATTGAGTTTCAAGTTTGCCTATCTTCTCTTTTTTTGCCATCACTTCATGCAACAATTCATTGCTGGAATCTGAATTGTTCTCTGTTTCTATCACTGTTTCTTGTGTTTCTTGCTCGTTTTCTTGAGTCATCTTCTTACCCTCTTGTTTTCTGAACCTTTATTGGTTCAAATCTTTTGTTCTGAATACTTGTTAAAAAAATCTATCCAATCTTTAGGCATATTGGACTTACCCTTTTGTTTGTAAAAAAGATATATTTCGGCGAGTGCTTCTTCTCCACTACTTTTGCCATATTTACTTAATAATGATTTTGATATTTTTGAAAAATCAGTCTTTATTTCTTTTGTGCCCATATCAAGCATTTTTTTACTTGTTAAGACATGACCGTATTCATGCCTTATTAAATCATCAAGGCTGTTAGCAAAAAAATCATCAATCATTTTTGTAGAAAATTCTAACATATTAATATGACCTAACTCCTTAATCCACCTCTTGCCAATTTGCAATTCTAATATCTGTTCGGTTGCTATTGGAACGCCATTTTTAAAAAACGTTGTTGTTGTTGGGTTGATTTGTAACGCACCATTGCCTATAACCTTTATTTCATTAATTTTAACACCAGTTTCCTTAACCATTTTTTCCAATGATTCACTAATTGCATTAGCAAATGAAACTGGAATCCCTTTAAAGTTTATAGATTTAGCATCCCTGTCGTATTTAATTGCGATGTCATCAATTAAACCCAACCCCGCCTCATTCGCTTCTTTTATTGTTTTTGCTTTTCCAATAGGTCGTGATATAATTGGTTTCTCCCCTTTCACCAACGGCTTATCAAGATTTTCACCTTTATAATTTTCAGGCAGTAATTGGCATCTGCAATTTGTCGTACATACACTAAAACCGGATGCTGGTAATCCAATAGTCTCAAAGTATTCCATTGTTCCAGTTTCGCCATGTCTTTCTTCACAATCAGGGCAAACCTTACCATCACCAACCGATACCCATTGGAACTGTTTCACTCCAGCCTTAGTGAACTTCCCATTTGCACTTACATTAGAAGAAGATTCCACGCCATTCTTCACAGTATTCTTAAGTTTATTCCTGAATGAACCGAACAACGGGCCACCAGTATTCAAGTCATTCAATAGTGTTTGACGTATTGCAGAATCAGCCATACCAGCAGTTTTCATTGTTGTAACCAATTCCTGAATAGACAAAGCAGATTGTGCCGCTGATGAAGATATATGATTAGCCATTGTTATCTGTAGATCAGGCACGTTTAATTTCTCTCTCTATTTCGAGTTCCATCATCTTCACAATTCTTTGTTCTGATTTCTTTGTGATACCAAACCATTCACGAACAGGAAGATTCCCAGCCCCAGATTGATGAAATCCACCTACATCAGACATAGTAACATCTGTGCCGGGATATGTTTGTTTTCTTCCAGGGTGTATTTCCACTTCTTGATTCATCTTGGTTGCTTTCTCAATTACGAGCTTTCTCATTTTCCCGGTATCAACTAAAGTTTTGCCACTCTTTTTCTGTGATGGTATCATTGGGCCATCAACGCCCTGACCTCTATCTAATCTTTGGAAATGATCTTCTTTAATTATCTGACCAGCCTGATTTAATTCCTTTGTTAAATCCAATGAAATCTTATTTAGATCGAAATTCTTTGTAACTGTGATTGCTTGTTTAGCCACTTTTCTTTAACACTTCTTTCGCAAACTTCTCACCTTGCTTCGCTCCCT